AAATACACCCGGTAGGATTCGAACCTACGACCCCCGGTTTAGGAAACCCCTTGTCCCCTTGGAAAAAGCCGGAAGGAAATAGCCGTAAAACCTATAATATAAACGATTTAGAGAAAGACCAGAGACACCGGAAACAACGGGGAAACGGTACAGAAACGGCCTGTTTTGGGCATGATTTCTGTACTTCTGTACCAATTCAGACAAGGCGGGTCTTTTGTTTTTGCAAGCCAAACAAAAACGCCCCGGGGTGGGTCCGGGGCGAGGCTTAGCTACGACCTAAGAAATGCTTAGCTAAGTTTTGGGTCGGTGGCCTGGTTTGTCTTGAGGGCGGGGCTTCAGGGTCAAGAAGGCTTGCGTGGATCAAGGCGCGATCATGTTGTCGAGATTTCGAACCTCGGCGGAAAGGTCATCCAGTTTGGCCTTTTCTTTCTTCCACTCGGCGTAACCTTTGAGGCTCTCGGCTTTGTATTTCTGGGCGGCATCAAACTGGTCCGCCTTCTCCGCTGCCATGGACTTTTTGGCCGCGTCACGATACGCCTTGTCGAGTGCGCTGGTCGTTAGCTCCTGTGCCTGCAATTGGGCTTTTTTGACTGTGAGCTGTTTTTGGATCAGGGCGTTCTGATCGTCGCGGGCTTTTTTGGCTTTGTCGATGATTGCCTTTTCGGCGGCATCTTTGGCGCTTTGTTCCAGTTTGGCCTCGGCATCCTTTGCATCCTTGGCCTGTTTGGCTTTGGCGTCCCGCTCCTTTTTTTCCCTGTCCTTTTGTTCCTGGGGTTTCTTGCGCTCCTGCTCCTCGGCGGCGTCGGCGGCATTTTTGGCCGCCACCACCAAAGCCGTCGCTCCCCCCACAGCCGTCACCGTGGTAGCTGTCGTACAGACGACACAACCGACAGGAATCAAAATCAATCCGAGAGCAACGCCAAAAGCAATCTGCAAGATAAGTTTCACGCCTGTTTCTCCGCCTGTATGGTTTTCTGGAAAATCTCCCTTTTGTGTTTTACAAGTTAGCATTAGATAAAAAAAGCTCCCCGGGTGGCGAATCCCGGGGAGCGAGCGACAACAGGGGGAGCCGATTACGAAAGCGAGTCCAGGATGATTTTGACGGCGAGCTTGAGCACGATCGAAAAGGCCAAGCTGGGGAAACCGATTGCCGCCTGGGGTGATTGGCTGGCAAGAAGCGCCTCAATCGCTTCGGCGGTGGCGCCATCGGAGCTGTCGCCAATCCCTTGCTGGAGGGGGAAACCCTGGGCGAGGCCAAACCCCAAAAGGTTCCAGGCGGCGTGGACGGCCTTGCTGGCGTCAATTTTGCCACGGACAACATCAAGCAAGGTCATGAGGGCATCGGTGGGCAGGGAAAGCGGATAGTCTACCATTTGAATCTCCTTAGGTGTGTGAAGTCCAGTCAAGTGATTTATTAGGGCGTGAAGGGAAGCCATCGAAAGCCGAAAACGCCCACGAATCGCCATAAGAAAGCATGCGCTCCAAAGTCCGGGCATCGGCCCAGAATCCTTCAGGTCCCGGGTTGCCAGCGCCTGTGGGGCCGGTGTGGGCGGATGCGCCCCAGGAATTGTCGATGCGGCCACCTTCGCGGATGCCAGTCTGATAACCACATAGGCACATGCAATGGGACCACGACCCGACCGCACGGGCAAAGCCATCGGCGTCGCGGGTCATCGAAAAGCCCTGATCCGATGAAACCGAAATCCCATACCCAGAGGCAAGAGCCCGCTTGGCCTGTTCCCACGAGGTGATCTTGGTGATTGCCTGAATCGGATGTAAGCGGGCGACCCCCTCAAGATTGTCGGGAACACCACTTTGGCCCCAGGTGCGGGACAAGGTAACGGAGTATTGGGAGAGATCATAGGCTCCATGTTTGGCCCTCTCGATGATCCCGTAATCCTTGGCCCATTGGGCGGCCCAAGCGCCGACCGAGCCATCGCCACGGCCAAGGCGACCCTTGCCGATTTCGACCCGGGAACCGCCATAGATCGGCTCGGTGGCAACGGTGCGGAAATGCTCCGGCTCGCCTGCCGCAATTTCTGCGCACATGGTGTATTCGATGGCTCTGGCCGTGCCAAAGCTGACGCAGGTGCCGATGTTGCCCTGGTTGCGGGGAGGGAGCAAACCGCCCGTAACTTTTCGCGCCGCATCCCAAAGGAAGACATGATCGGGAAGCGGTGAGGAGTCCTGACCGGCTTCGGTGTCGGCAAAGGATGCGATCGGTTGGAGTTCGGCAATCGCGGCGACTGCCTTGGGATCATCGATCCAGCCTGGGTAATCCTGTGGGGCGTCAAAGGGTTCGCTCATATTAGATCCCCTTGAGGGTGGTAATTAATTTTTGCAGCATGGATTTTGCGGCGGTCACATCAAGCATCAAATCGGGATCGGTGCCGAGGGTTGTTTGGATTTCCTGCGCAATGCGGTCACGCAATGGCCTGAGATCGGCGGGTTTTAGCGTTTGAGATTTGCTCAAGGATTGCGCCAGGTCCGCCACGGTCGCCGCTTTGTCGATTGATTGCAGAGCAGCTTCGTAGCTTTTGATCAGCGCGGCCAGTTTAACTTTTTTGCCTGCATCCTGGTCAGCCCCATAAATTGCGCTCAAAGCATCACGCAAATCATCAGCGGGCGGATTTACGGGCTCGGCATCGGCGGCAGGGAGGACCAGATTGGCGCTAGGGGACTTGACTAAAACCGAGCCATCTGGAAGCACGGTGATCGTGATCTGTCCCTGGGTGATTTTGGTCCCCTTGGCGGTGATTTCCACCTGGGGAGGAAGAGCGAGAACAAGGAGCGCCAGCGCAGATTGAATCATTGTTGATTATCCTTTTTCATGTCGCCTAGTGCGTTGCTAATTTCATTGACTCTGTCGCCAATGACTTCCACTTTTTTATTTGTGGTTTCCACTTTTTCGTCAATGTCAGCCGCAGTTGCCTTTAGTCCATGGATGTCCTGCCCTGCAACTGAAAGAAAAGATTCCAGGGTTGCGATAAATCTTAATCCCGCATCCCGAAAGGGAATAAGGAAATACCATGCACCAAAAATAATAATTGCAATTGGGAAGCCAACACTTTCAATAATGTGAACAATTTCCGACATGGTGGCTCCTTATTGTGGTTCTGTGTCTACTGGCTCAACATATTCAACAGGCACAATCCCAACCAAAAAAGGCCATTGCACCTTATCTGCAGGCTCCCATTCTTCTGGTGAAATAAACCATTTGCCGGATCCGTCTTGTGTTGTATTAAAAAAAGAATCGGGAGCAAATTCCTGGCCTTTAAGCTGGCTTGCCTGGGATTCAGTAATTGGGTAAATTAATGGCATTAGGTATTCCTGCTTAGAGCCAACTGGTACGCCTCAACAAGAGTGTAAAGCGCTGTGCAATCCGAGGAAGAAAGCGATGTCGAAACAAAAGATAATCGGTGCTGATGTACCGAAAAATTACTAGCTGTGCCAGCATTATTTATAGATCCCAAATAAATTGCAAATGCAGGAATAGCGGTAGATGTTTCCGTTTTGGTTGTATTTGTACCTCTTATAGAATGAATTTTTTGAGTAGATGAAATTCTTGACGCAATAAAAAAACCAAAGGAATTTGTGTTTGAAGTTGTTTGCGAAGCTGCGTCGTTAACCTGCCCATAAAATAAATTTGATCCGCTTGCAATTACGCTAATAAAAGCACCTGCGGCTGTCCTTGCACCTATAGAGGTTCCAGAACTGTTAATCCCAGAAGTGCCCGAATAAAATCCTAACGCTGTATTATTTATGGTTAAAGCAACCGATGGGTCTAAAAAGGTATTTGCGTAGGCATTTGTTCCATTTGGCAAAGCGCCATTTGCGCTATGAGTCCAACCACCGTTGAAGGTAAGCCTATAAGCTACATCCAGGTCTCTTGGATCTTTAAGGTTAAATTTATGCGTTGTGGCTGTTCCACCAACAAAAGGATAAAGCGCCAACATTTTGGACCAAAGCGAATTGCTTTTCAGCCCTAAAACTAATTGGTTGATTGCGGTTTTTTGCGTCTCATTGGTAATGGAGGCAGCACTAAAAAAAGCGGCAGCGTCGCTGTCATAAGGACTCGCAATGCGGTTTTGCCAAAAACCAAGATCGAGGCTGATCATGATGATGCCCCCTAGGAGATGGCGACGATAAGCGTGGCGGTGGTGCTGGTGGAGCGGACCCGGGAGACCCGAAGGGGAAGCATGGTGCCTGCCGCGACACCCGAGAACAGGACCGTTGCGCCGTTGGCCATAATCACAGAAATATTCCCTGCTCCGCCGACCCAGAGCGCCCGGGATACATTGGTCAGATCGGTAGAATCGGATGGCGTGACCGCCTCGGCGATCGTTGCCGGGGAGGTATTTCCTACAAAATTGGTGCTAAAATTGTCGGTGGCGGGCATGGGCAATCTCCTGGATACAGAGATTTACCCCGAAAGGAATATGAAAAGAATCAGGAATTGCGGGCGGCTTTGTCGAGAGCGGTTTTCTTACTGTGACACGAGATACAAAGGCTCTGGAGGTTGGCCGGATCGAGCCTTGCGCCACCATCGGCGATCGGTTTGATGTGGTCGACCTGATTGGCGCTGGTGCCGCATTTTGCACAAAAAGGATCTGTGGCCAGTTTCCAGCGGCGAAGCTTTTGCCAGGTGGCGTCATAGCCGCGCTCGGCGGTGGTCAGCTCCCGGGGCGCTTCCTTGCGCTTTGGCCCGGGATTTCGGTGGACGCCCCGACGATTAACCATTGCCCGCGATCAGGATACAGTAGGTGATTGATGCGGCTCCCGGATTGTTGATCTTCAAGGTGTCGCCGGTGCCCGCCGTGACGGCCCAACCCGATGCGCCGGGATGGTACAGCTCCAGGGCATCGAAGATATCGATGGTGCCCGATGCGCCCATGGGGCCGACCCAGGGGTTGGTGGCGTTGCCAACGGTCAGCTTGTTGGTGCCGTTATTCGAGGCGCTGATCAGGGCGATGACCACATACTTGATCCCGGTAAAGGTCAGCGTATTGCCAAAAGGATCAGTAAGGGATCCGGCAAGGTCAAGATTGTCAGCGGACCCGGCGGTCAGGGTGCGGTAGCTTCGGTAGTATTTGTTGCATTGGGCCGCGCCGGTACCATCGGTGATGGTGCGGGTGAGCGCCGGGAAGCTGTTGCTTCCTGAGGTGATCTGGTCGGTCGTAATGCAAAGGGTCGAATCGTTCGTGAGCGTGCCCTGGATGGTGAGGGCCCGGTTGAGCGCTAGCGTCATAGTGGATCTCCTGTTGGTTTGAAAATACCCTGTTAGAAGTTTTCGCCGGTAAAGCTCCAATCGAGCGTCGCCCCTGAAGGAAGCGCGGTGCGAAGTTGGGCCTTGAGGGCATACGATGCGCTGGGCAAAAAGAAGTTGGTAAAGGCAAAAAACGCCTGGAGCGTATCGGCACCGCCGGGACAGATTGCCGAGGCGATGATGCGGCTGTTGGTGCCGTCATAGGCTTTCAGCACCAGCACCGAGCCTGGGACGATCGAGACGCCCGACCCGGAGAACACCCGGACCTCTTTGATCCGCTTGCCGTTTGAGGATCCGGTGATCAGCGCCGAGGATTCGTTGGTGCCATCGCTTGAAGTCATCTGGGCGACCTCAAGGAGGCCGCCTGTGGGGAGATAGTCGGAGGTGTTGGAGATTGCCATGGGTTAGACTCCTGAGATGCCGGAACCGATGCCGGAGCCGATGCCGCCTGTGTTAAGTAAACTTTTCCATGGATGTTCAAATTGGTTAGTTGACCAGCCGTACTGTGTGGTCATGGTAAGCCATGGAAATGGTGGAGATGTATACGAACATGGAACAATCATAATTCCATAGAAATAGGACCCATATTTAATTGAAAGGTTTAACGGATCACCAATAGGAATTTTGTATCCGTAATTGGCAATCCACCAATAATTTCCTAGGTAATCTTTTTGACATTCGCCATAAATAAAAAAGGGAAATACTACAGAAAGCTGGGCAGTCCTTGTTGCTGGATTTGAAACAATTGCCATACCATAAACAGCAAGGGTTGACTGTCCAAATCGCCAATCAGGTCCGACATTTAAAAGTGTAAAAGATTGCATGGATCCATCAGGAAGAGTCGCTGACATTAACACGGGACGATTAGAATTATTAGGCGCATTATAATCGACCTGAATTCGCCCAGAAATCGAGGATCCAATTGTAAGTCCAGAACCGGTTGATGCCGCCTGCACCAAATAAAGCCCCAGCGTCGTTGGTTTCACGATGCCGTTGGTGGTGACATCCTGTTTCCAGGTGCCGCCGATGCGCGCCTGGTAGATCGTGCTTGCGCTTAGCGTGCCGCCGTTAATGTCCTTGATCCAGATTGCGCCAAGCTTGTTAATGGTGCCATTGGCTTGTTTCTCGATGACTTGACCGGGCGCGCCCATGGCTCCGGTATAGCCCGTTGGGAGCGTTGGGCCGGTTTGCACCAGGCATATCTGGTTACCGCTGGCCGCGCCGTAGTTTTCGTTGGGGTCGGTTGAGGGAACGCCCTGGAGCCGCTCGGTATAGCGCACGCTGCGGGCGATGCGCTTGGCGCTGTCTTCGCTAAAGCCAGGCATAACGGATTAGCTCCAGATGGTGGCCATGTTGAATTCGGCGTCAGGTTTAAATCGCAGCCACTCGATGTCATCTTGCCAATTTTGACGAGTTGTCCCATCCGGGTTAAGGGTCTTAATCCGAAAGCTATTGTTAGTGAGAAATTGAGGGTCGATAGATTGCGATGGGTTGAGCTCGTCTTTGATCATGGTGACTGTCAAGGATTCGGGATCCAAAGCCCGCCTGCCCATATTGGCTAGATCGACATCCCAACCCAAATATTTTTTTGTGTACAGGTTGACATTGGTTCCAAGTTCCAGGGTGAATTTGCACGACCAAAAAAACATGTTGTAGTCATAAACCGGGTTGGCGCTGACATTGACCAGCTTGAGCGTGCGAGCGCCTAACGACCAATTGAGCCTCGGCAGAATCACCGCGCGATCGTTGACTTTGCCGGTGTTTTCAAACAGATACGAAGGAAAGATCAGGAAGTTGCGGCCAACGGTGATCTTGACCGAGGGAACCGTGCGCGTCTGGGGCGGCAAAAGCGGATCACCGACGGTGTTGACAAACATTTTGCCATCAACATCCACGACGCATGGAACGCTTTTGAGATCGCCGGTAACCGTAATGTCCGGAGCTTTGAGCGTGGGATCCTCGACCCGCTCGGCAGGATCGACGCCATCTTGCGTGGTTGATTCGCCAAAGCGGGACTTGTAATTGACGGTACAAATCCAATGCCTGTATCCGTCATTACTGTTGGATTCATCCTCGGTCACATCGATGCTGGACACCCGGGCAAAGGGGAAGGTTGGATGCCTCGTCCCGATCGGCAGGCCCATGGCCACGCCGATGCCGTGCTCGTCCTTCCCCGTATCGTCGGTGCAATGATAAACCCGGGTATAGGTGTGGATAAGTTGGTCATCGACCGTAGCGCGACGACCAGCGGCGAGTTCAAATAGGGTGCCCATGCAAGAGATTTACCCTTACAGCAGAAGGGCATCGGGCGCGTTTTTATATGCGGGAGAATTTTCGTAGGCACTCAGGATTCTTTCCTGAATGGATTTGGTTGCCTGGGCGATCCGGACATTTTCCTCGGCGGCCATGGCGACACGCTGTTGGAGATCCTGGCCCGGACCGGCGACCGAAGCGCGCGTGACCGCTTCGACCAGGGCAGTCGAGTCGGAGGTCAGCGCCGAGGAAAGCCTTGATTGTGCCATGCGCTCCATCAGGGGAATAAGCACACCTGCGACCGTGGCCGCGTCCTTGGCCCGGTCTTTTGGCGGAGCGGCCAAAGGATTGTTCCTAAACATGTTGTTGAGGTTTTCGCGCGCATCCCTGACGATTTTTTCAATTCCATCGGCTGAGATTTTTTGCGGTCCATTATCATTGAGGCCCAAAGCTTTAATAGCCTCGTCACGGCCTCTTTTGATCCAATTGCCCGCAGGAACCTGGATGCCAAGGGCTTGGCCCCCTGGCCTGCCGCCCATCACTCCAGCATCCGGCACAAAAACCTGATTGCGGGGATCGTTTAGCCATTTATCAATTTTGGCTTCGTCTTTTTCATCAAATTTTTGACCCAACCCTGGGATGTTGCGAATCAATTTGATAATGTCAACAAAGCTGTTGTAGATCTCCAAAGAGATTTTTGCGACGCCACCAAAAAGGTCAATTGTCAGTTCAGCCCCTGCCCTCACACTATTTGCAAGCGCTTGAGGATCTTTCTTAAGGCTTTCCAGCGGACCAAAGATTGCAGCCAAAAGCGCTTTCGCTCCGACCATCATTCCGCGAATGTATTCAATCCAGGAACGAAAATCGAACGCTTTATCGAGCGCCACCATCATATCGGCCAAAAGATCTTCCCATTGCGAATACAATCGAGCAAAAACGCCAGTAAAACCGGTGTCACTACTGGTCAGAATTGGCATACCATTCTGTTGAGCCTGGAAAGATTCCCGGCCCATCAGCGCATTCATGGGAGCGGTCAGGACCGACTTGGCGGCGCTGGCGGCCATCGAAGCGATGTTCAAAGCCGCGTTGAGAGGAACGGCCATCGATGCGGCGGATCCGGCCAGAGAGAGCGGAGTGCCGATTGCGGATTTGAGGCTTTGGCCGATTTTCGATCCGACATTCTTGACATCGCCCATCGAGGAGGCGATGCCCGACTTGAGCCCACTAGAATCAAGACCGAGCGAGACGACCGGATTGGCGATGGATTGCTTAGCCATTGAGTGCCGCCCTCGCTTTCTCGCCTAACAGGCGGGCCTTTTCCTGCCACCGTGCCCGGGGGTCGTACTCGACGCCCCACTTCGGGATCAGTTCAGAGATCTTGATTGTGTCCTTGGACCAGGGGGAAAGCGTCGCATGGCGGCTCAAGGCCGAGAGGCAATCGTCCCGGTAGGGTCCCCAGGGTTCAATGCCCAAAAGGACGAGCCATTCGCTAAACTCGGCGAAGCTCATCCTTTGGCAGAGCTCGGCGACGGTTAGGCCGAGGGTTGCGGCGAGCTGGAAGAGGGCTCGCTGTTCGGGTCTGCTGAATTTTTTTTTGCGGCTTCGACCGCTCCTGAGGTCAACCCGTTGACCTTTAAAACCTCCTGGGCGATCCGCATGCAAACCGGAAGCGGGACCGAATTGAGAGCGGCGATGTCGCCAACGCTTAGGTCCTCGCCGGTAGGCCGACAAAGCGAACCGGCCAGCATGGTGCGCACGGCCTCGGCCTGCGTTGTCGGTTCGCTGATGCGCCCGATGCACTCGTACATGGCCGAAAGCTTGCCCAACGGCCAACCACGCAAATAGATCGGATCCCGTAACCCCTCGATGGCGACGGATACGGGATCGGAAAGCTCAAACATAAACGCCTTTGGTTAGGGAATTAGGTGATGGTGATGTCGTTGACGACAAAGGTGACCGTGTAGGCCTGGACATCCGAGGAGCCTTGAGTGATTTTTTCTTTCATCACCTTCTGGATGAAGCCGGTGTAGGTGTGGGTTTCGGTGCCGGTGCCGCCAATCGGGGCCGGATACACGACGGCAAGCTCGATTTCCGCCTTGGCATCGCGCTTGGTTACCATCAAAAGGTATTCGGCCTTGATGTATTTGGCGGTAAAGGTGATGTCCTCGTACTCTTTGATCCCCACAACCGAGTACTTTTGTCCGCGAACGAGGGATCCGTAGGTGATTTTCACCAAGGATGCGCCACCGCCATCGATGTCAAAGGGATCATCGATCAACTCGCCTCCGACGGTGAGCGAGGTAATCAGATGCGGCGAAGCGGCTGGGGCGGATGGCATGGCGAAATCTCCTTAATTTTCAGATACCCAAAATGGACCCAATTACTTGCAAAAGCCGGTAATGGTCATCTGCACCCGGCGATAGCTTTCATCATCGCCATCGGCCAGAAATTCGTTGTCAAACTGAATGCCGGAGTACTGGAGGCGATGAATCTCGGAAGCGCCCTGCACCACCTGCGAGCGGTTGGCCTCGATCACCGCGCGGATCGCCTTGTCGATCGCTTCGCTTTGCGTGCTGGTTCGAGCGATTCCCGTGAGGGTCAGCGTCGCAAAGCCAATCCGCGACAGTCCCGAATCCGAGGAGAGCGATTGAAACGGCTCGGAGGAGACCTGCCACGCGGCGGCGGGGAGCTCGGCTTCCTGGGGGATTTGGTCGGGGTGGATTCCACCCGGAAGCGCCGCACGCACGGCAGGATCAGCCACGAGGAGCGAGCGGACAATGCGGGCGAAGGGGATCGACATTAGGCGGCCTTCCGTTTCTTTTCGATTTTGGCGATCGCCTTTTCGGTTTCGATTTTTAGGCGCTCGATAATCACCTCGCCGATCGATCCCTTTGAGGCGGACCAGGCCTGCTCCATGAAATGCTTGCCGGGAACGGTGGTGGACTTTTGCCCGGATACTTTGAACCGATCGACCTGGGCCAATTTCTTGGCGCTTAGATCAGCCTGTTTGATTTTGTTTTTGCGCATGTAGCGGTCGAGGTCCGAGCCACGCCAGAGCACGCCTTTTTTGACGATCGATTCGTGCTGGCGACCGGTGACCAGCGGGACCCGGGCATGGGCTTTGAAACCGAATTCAACCAGGTGCGCGTAGTTCGAAGGGCGCTGCATGATCGTCGATTTGCCACGGCGCACCGATTCCCCGACCGAACGCGAAGGGCCGACCACCGCGAAGGGCGCGCCCTTTTTGGTAACGCCGTTTCGGGACTTGATCGACTTTTTGAGGAGCCCGGTTTTGCCGTAGTTTTTGGCTTGGCCCTTTTTGGTTTTGCCGCCTTTGGGTGCGAGCGATTTCGCTTTGGCCGCGACGATCTTGGCACCGGCTCCCAGGCCGTTGGATTGGGCCTTGGCAAACTGTTTGTCTTTGACGACAACCGTGGCGAGGCGGTCGATTCCCGCTTTCATCTCGTCATTAAATTTCTGAACATTGGCTTTGATCATGTCGCCACCACGCCGCTTGGGCTTTCGAGCCATTCGGTCGCGGCGATGGCCAGCGCTTGGCGGTTTTCGTCGAGGTTTCGGACGCTGGAAATCTGAAAAATGCGGCCATCATGGAGCATTCGGTGGTTCACCCGGACATCATCACGCCACCGAATCAGGATCGAATGGGTCTCAAGACCCTTGAGTTGGCTGCCAAAAAGGCCTTCGGCCACCGAAATAGGCGAAATCTGGGCCCAGATCGTGGCGTAGGTGGTCCAATTTCGGACCGGTTGGCCCAGATCATCGATGAAATCCGAGGGGGCCTGTAGCTCCATGCGCCTTTTGAGGTCGCCAATTTTCATTGTTTATCCTCCGTCCAGGATACCAGGCCATCTGAAAACAGAGTTCGGAGCGGATAAACGCCTCCTTCGGGGATTGAAGGGCCAATTCCTTTGAGCTTCAGCTCTACCAGGTCTCGTTCAAAATCCATTCTGATATCCAAAATGGAAACCGAGTCTGGCAGCTTGAACAAGGACTTCAGAAGGCACAAGGAAACCTTTACCCGGCATCCCTGAAACCCTTTGGGGGCATCCTGTGGCATTACGAATAGGCTCCCCAGATGTATTTGTTGGCGATCGCTTCAAAGGCAAAGGGCACCTCACCGCCTCCGGTCGGCCCGACCTGGGCCCGGTTTTCGTACCAATGGGCGCACATGAGCAAAATCGCCTGATTGATCGAGGCGGGAATTGTGGTCGTGGCAGCGGTATAGGTCACCGTCACCGAGTAGGGGTAGCCATCGGGATCCGGAAGAGTGACATTGTCCTTGAAATAGACCTGGGGCTTGGTTTCGGATTGGCCAAAAAAGGTCAGATAGTTAGCGGCGCTGATCGTCTCGGTGCTGGTGGCAGTGCGCACGGTCACCGAGGTGACACCCGTCACCGGCCCACAGGGAAGTAGGATCTGCTTGGGGAGGTGGTCGAGTTTGTGCGTCAGGGTTTGCTCGCTTAGGATGCGGCGAGTGTGCTTTTCAAATAGGTCGATCGATCCGTTAAGAATCGTCGTAATCAAAGAGTCCTCATAGGTGTGATCCACCCTGAGGTGAAGCTTGACCTCGGCCAGGGTGGGGAGTGCCATTAGCGGGATTCCTTCTTTTTGGATTTGGGAGCTTCGAGGGTTTCGACCTTGGCCACGGCGGGTGGTTCGGCCTGATGGATTTCGAGGATCCCCGCCTCAAGGAGGGCCGGGATTTCGCCGACGGCGGGCCACTCGATGATGTCGCCGGGCTTGTGGCAAAAATTGTCCCCGACCATGCCTTGCTTCACCAAAAATAGATCAGCCATTTTCAACCTCGTATAAGGAACATTTGCAAATCAGAGGAAATCAAAGAATTGGGCCCGCCCGCCAAAGAAGGAGGGCGGGCCCAAAAGAAAGCGACGACAGTCAGGATTACGCCTGGATCAAAAGCTTGATGGCGTTGGTTTGGACGACCTTGGAGTCGCGACGACCAACGGCGAGGAAGCCGGTTTCGTATGCGTCCGCGTAGCGCTCATCGAGGCGGCGGAATTCGAGCGGGCCCGCATCGCGGATATAGAAATATTCAAAGTCGCCAAAGGCAATGGTCTTGGCGGTCGTGGCGACCGAGCTTGCCATCGAGTTGTTCAAAATGACGGGGAAACCCGCCAAGCGCCGGTCGGTGGGGTCGGCGTAGTTCATCGGGATCAGGTTGCGGCCAAGGCTATCCTGGAGCTTGAGGAGGTAGTACCAAACGCTTTGGTGCATCGCGAATTTCGCGTTGGGGTGATACGCGGCATCAAGGCTGTTGATGAGGCCGAACACTTCGTTGATGGTGATCGCCGTCGCGGAAGCGGCGGTGACACCAGTGGAAGCGCCGGTCACAAAGCCCTGGGGCTGGCTTGATCCGGTGCCGGTGGCAAACGCCGCAGATTCCGAACGGCCAATCCGGTCACCCATGAGCTGGGCGAGGTAGGACTGGATGTCGATGCCGGTGTCCCGGAGGAGCTCGTTGGAGGCTTTGATCAGCGTCCGGTAGGTATAGCTGTTGAGCGTTACCTGGCCGAAGGTCACATCGCTCGCGGTGCTGGCCGTTCCTTCGGACACCAAAGATCCGGTGACGCTGGTATCGTCCACGGTGGGCAGAGGGAGCGGGTTGCCGGTTTCGGTCTGGATCACGCGGGCGTGTTCACGCATCGGGTTGAACAAGGCGCGGCGGATGTTGAGCTCGGCCAAAAAACCTTGGGGGATGGTGTAACCACCAGCGGAACCGGAGCTGGTGTTGTCGCGCTCTTCGATTTGGTAAGCGCTTAAAGGGATCGTCAGCGAGCGGCTCTGGAGGTTGAGGCCGGTGCGCTCGGCGGCGGCGCGCTGTTCGTTGGTCGCATCGTTGCCCAGGAGAAAACCACGCAGGGCGAGGTTCTTGTCACGGGTGCGTTGACGATCGTTATAGTCGGAAACAAAGCCGGGGGCGGGCATCGCACGGCGAGAGGCGAAGGCCGAGCGGGAAGCCTGCGAGCTTCTTTTCTTTTCCTCTTTCATTTCGGCATCATCGGGCGCGCTGGCGTTGGTTTCCTGCGCGTCCTCGATCGCCTTTTGATCTTCTTCGGGGTCGGCGTTGACATAGGCTTCGCAGGCGGCGACGCGTTTGTCGAGGTCGTCAACCTTGGCCTGGAGTTGGGCGACCAGTTGCGCCTCTTCGGGGCTCCATTCGCGGCTTTCGGCGGTCTTAAGTAGGCCAGACCATTGGGCCATCAGCGCCGAGCGCTGTTCTTTAAGCTTTTTAATCGTTTCCATGAATGTTCCTTTGGGCTTTAGGCCCGTCTATTGGCGAAAGAAAACAAGCGCTGCGAGCGCTCCACGGCCTGACGGGCTCGGTGGCTTCTGAGGGAACGGAGGGCGGCCTCGGTCCCTTGCGGATATGCGGGATCGGCGACGACGGAAATTTCCATCAGATCGACATCAAGGAGGGTTCGGACCCGGACGCTTTCGCCCGGCGCGGGCTCGTCCCAGGTTTGCTTTCGCGTGACGAAACCAAAACTCATCTGCGACACATCGCCGCGTTCCATCAGCGTGATCAGGTCGCGCGCGTAGCTGGTGTCGGGGAGATCGAGGCGAAACGATAGGCCAGCGGGAACGGATGCCAGGGAGAGCGACCCGGAGCGGGTCGAGCCGAGAACAAGGGACGAATCGTGGTTGTAATAGGCGAGGATATTGGAGCGCTCGGCGAGGGAGCGGGTGAAAGCGTTGGGGTCAATCTGTTCGCGGAAACCGCCCAGGTCGGCGGAAAGGACACCGTAAGGCGCGGCGATCCCGGTGATCTGCCGCGATTGCGGATCGGCCCGGAGTTCGTGTATTAGAATGGTGCGCCGCTCGGTCATAGGTCCTCCTTGGTGTGGAGGTACACGAGCGGAAATCGATTACAGGGATCGCGGACATGGAAATTGTCCGCAACATCTACGATTCGGAGTAGGGGTTGGGATCGTTGGCGGGAATCAGAGGCTTGGGAGATCCATTAAGCGGGGTCTGGCCAAATTGTGGCGTCGAGGGCGGGAGCTGGGTCCCGCTGGTTTGCTGGCTTATGGTCGCCATATTCAAAGGCTGCATGTAGGTGTCACCGCCTTCGATGGGCGGTTGGCCTTCCATGGTGCGCACATCGTTGACCGAGAGCCAACCATTATTGCGACCGATGGCGTAGGTGTTGTAGCGGGTCTGGATGTCACCACGGAGCAAGCCCTCGACGGAGTGCTCGGCGTAGTAGTCGCCATGGGGGAAAAGCTTGGTGGAGATTTCCTGTTCCATGCGGACCAGGTGTGGGCGAAGGGTGTTGACGACAAAATCGATCCCATCCTGTTCGATGTTGGAAAAGGCCGTCGCACCCTGCACCCGAAGGCGGGATAGCGGCAGGCCAAACCAGCGGGCGATTTCCTCGACGCCGAATTTGCGGCTCTCCAAAAATTGGGCGTCATCGTTGGGGACCGAGACGGTCGAGACTTCCATTCCCTCTTCGAGGATGGCGGTGCGGTGGCTGTTCTCGCCACCGGCATGAATCGCCTCCCAGCCTTCGCGCAAGCGCTTGCGGGCATCATCGGAGAGTCGGCCTGGATGTTTGAGCAAGACGCCCGGACGAGCGCCACGACCAAAGAAACCCGCGCCATAGCGTTCGAGGCTGATGTTGAGGCCAAGCGATTCGCGGGCCTGACGGATCACGGAGACGCCCACCAGACCATCGAGGGAAAAGCCACGAAAATGCAGGATATCCTGAGGATCAAAATCGATGATGTTGCCCATGTAGGGCGTGCAACGATAAAACAGAAACCCGTTTTGATCACGCCAGGGGACGACCTGGGCGAAGGTCAGCGGCCAGATGTTGATGACCTCGTTGGTGATCGGGTCGCGCTCGATCTCGGCGAAAGAATTGCCATGGAGCAACATCTTGGCCACCAAAGCGACGCGGGCGACGGAGGCGGGAGCCTCGGGGTTGGCTTGACTGTGAAGGACTCGATAGGCGGGGTGATCGGGAGCCAAAAAGCGCTTTTGCCCATCACGGCGATAGACATGAAGAGGCAAAGTACCGATGGCCTCGGCGATCACGCGAACAGCAGCGAAGACAGCGGAGACGGCAAGGGCCGAGGATTCGGAGACGGTGACGCCGGTCGAGCTTGGAGCGGTCAAAACCGAGGTCGTGATCGGGCCGGTGGGTGATGGTTTGACCTTGCCCATGCGGGTTTCGAGGTCAATGGTGTCGGCGGAATGCACCCATTCGGACATCAAAACACCTCTAATCCCTGGAGCTCGTAGATACTCTCACCATTTACCCCGGTTGCCTCGGCGGTTCGGGCCCGTGCGAAGGCCATAATCGAGGAAACAGCGGCGTCAATTCGCTCAACGGAGCGCTTTTTCGAGGGCTTTTGGTTGCCAGCGGCGTCGAATTCGATCACAACATTGTCAATACACCACCTCAAAAGCGGATTTCCATCGTGTGAAATCTGCTTTTGCAGGACCGCCGCCTCAAAATCCTTGGTTGGCGGGCTCATCGAGCGGAATCCCTGGCGGAATTCGCGGACGATGTAGCCCTGATTTTCGAGTTTTTGCATCAGAAATTCGGCGTTCCAGGGATCTACGGCGATCTCCCGGATCTTGTATTCCTCGGAAATCTCGGCGATGCGGCGCAAAACCACCTCGTAGTCGATGATTTCGCCCGGGATAATCTCCAGATTTCCGCTGCGAGCAAACTGGTCGTAGCGCATCCGGTTGGTGTCGTTGCGTTTGGCGACCATGGCCGAGGTCGTCCACGCAAAAGATTTCAGGTGGATCGCTCCGGCCAAGGGGAAAGCCAGGGTGAAAGAGGTCAGGTCGGTGCGGGAGGAGAGGTCAAGCGCCGCGTAACAGGGGACCTCCTCCAGGTTGGTCGGGTGCGCTTCGCAGGAGTTCCAGGCCTCGGTGGCGATCCAGCGGGCGGCGGATTCGACCCATTGGTTCAAATGGTATTGGCGGAAGGATTGCTCGCGGGCGGGATTATTTTGCGCGGTTTGGCAGGTGTCCTTGAGGTACTCCAGGGTCACGGATTTTCCGAGTCCAGGATTCGCCGCTTTCCACGCTTCGGGGCTTTTCCAATCCATCTCCCGGGGAGCTTCGTAGATGACGGGCAAAAAGGTCGGATCGTTCACGACGCCGTCGCGGACCTGAATTCCGTAGGAATACAACTCTGCAAGCAGCGTTCCCCGATCGTGACCACTCGTCGATATCATGAATGCCAAGGGCTCGGTGCGTGCGCCCATTGAGGTCACAAGCGCTTCGTACAGGTCCCTATTTTTTTGTGTCAGCAATTCGTCGAAGATCAGCGTGGAAATGTTGTGGCCGAGGTTGCCAGCGGCATCCGCGGCGATCACCTTATACACAGCGCCACGGTTCGCCTCGATGTGACGGCGGTAGACCTTGCACTTTTTGGAAAGCTCCGGAGAGTGAAGGACCATCTGCTTCGCGATGTCGAAGGCCAGCGCTGCCTGATCGGAGTCGCACGCGGCGGAGAGAATTTCCGCCCCCGGTTCGTGGTCGGCGAAAAGCATGTACAGGGCAAGCGCCGAGGCCAAAGTGGTCTTGCCGTTTTTGCGACCGAGCATGACCAGCGCCTGGCGGTATTGGCGGCGGCCATCCTTGAGGCGGGTGTCGAGCAGCGGGCGAATGATGTCGCGCATTTGCCAGCGATCAAGCACCAGCGGCTGGCCACCAAGTGGGCCCTTGGTGTGGGAGAGAAGCGAGCGACAAAAGAGCTCGAAGACAGCGGACGGTTTCATGCGGGGAGTTACCCCGCATGCGAGAAATCAAGGGCTTTGCGACGAGGACAGCGGATGATCCCGAAACAGATTTCGGGATGATAAATCAGGGCATCAGTTTGAGAATTTTTGCCTGGAGCGGGTCGGCGGCTTTGGTTGCCTGGTCCACCTCCCGGGCTCCGGTGCGCACCGATTTGCGGGCACCTGGGGTGAGGTTGAGGACGCGGAGGGAATCGGCGAGGTCACGCTCGGCGGCTCGGCGTTCGCCAATAAACGGGTGGAGCATCTCCTGCCCGTTGCCCCCGGTGATGGTCAGCGCCGGAAGCGCCTTCACCAAGGCGGCCATCTCCTGGACGCGGGCCATGCGGCGAGCGGCCAGAAGAACGGCTTGTAAGTCGCAGGCTTGGGCGTAGCCGGTGCGGTTGAGATCGATCACAAGCGACGCCAGGCAGGAATTTTCAGCGGACGACAACAGCGGCGAGGAGCTCGGCAGCGGAGCCCCGTCCGTTTTCGGCGACACGCGGCGACCGCGCTTCATACGATTGCCCTTTTACCCAGAAATTGCGCACAAAAACACGCGACGCGGCCGAATCGGTCAAGCAAATTTAATAAACCATCGGTGGGAGTCCCCCGTGAGATTCCCCGCTAACTTTCCCCGCAAACATTTACACCGCACGGGCCCACGACTCCAGCTCGTCCAGGTCATCGACCGCCTGGATGCCCGCCGTGTCCGAGCATGCGATCTCCGCCAGTCGCTCGCCCTGGTCGGTGCGAAGGCGGACTTTTTTGGCCGAGTCCCGAATCATGTTTTTGATTTTGTTTGAGAGCGCCACCCGCAAAAGACTGCCAAGCTTGGCCCGGGTCGGGTCAAACCTCGGCATGATGTGGACGGCGTAGGCGATCAGCTCGCCTTCCAAGTCATCGATGCGGATGCCCCGCAAATGCGCCCGCCTTGCCGTCGCTCGGATCAGCGGCACATACGCGGCGAGCTGGTCCTGTTCCTCCCGGGTCAAACGGCTGCCCCGCTCCCGCCGAAAAAACAGCGGCGCATCGTCCTGGTTCTGGATGATGCGGGCGACACGCCTGCGCCACACCACATGACGGGCCAGCTTCCTCGGCTCCTCCGGAATATCAAAAAAAGTAAGTTGCGCCATCATTTCCCCCCACGGCCAAACCATTCCTCGATCAGCGTCAGCGCCTCCCCGGTGCGCACCTGTTGCGGCGTAATTCGGAGTAATGCCCAACCAAGGATAGTAAGAGTATTATATTTTTCCAGATCCCCAAGGAAACCCTTTGGCCGGATGTGGCGCCCTTTGCTCCAGACTCCGCCTTCGATCTCGACCGCCAATTTCTCCTCCGGCCATGCCAGATCGATCCGCCATTTCCGCTTTGGGTGAAACTTATGCTCCCTGACCGGCTCGGCGATCCCGGCCAATTTGAGCATGATGGCCAACCCCTCGGCGAAATCAGGCGTCATCATGCACCATCTCCCACAGGTCCGCGTTGTCGTCCAGACACGCCGCATAGTTCGGGCTGGCCATCTTCGCCTTGTGCGCCTTGATTGCCTTCTCAAGTTGGGCAATGCGCTGCCTTGCGGCGATCAGCTCAAAGCCAAGCTTGGCGACGGCGTGCCGGGCGCTGAGACGCTCGATCCCGTGGTAAGGCCAGATGAGAATTCCGCAATTGTGCGCATCCAAAAGCCGCTGAACCTGTTCCATCGTAAGGGTCATGCTGTCACCGGCTTTTTGTGTTTTTTGAGGGACATATGACGGCGGGCCAGCTTGACAGAGCACCCGACCTGTTTGGCGATTTTGACCGACCCATACTCCGGAAATTCCCGTCGGATCGCCTTGATGGCGGCGACCTTCCTTTGATGCTCCTTGGTCGCTTCGTTGCGGCGTTCCCGCATTTCGTGGTATTCGTTGATCAGCGGGTTTTCCGTGTCGATGTCCGATCCCGAAAGATACTGGATCCGATATATCGCCGATTTTTCGATCTGCCTGACCCGCTCCCGGGTTATGTTCATCTCGGTGCCGATCTCCTGAAGCGATTTGCCCTGCATTCTTTTCTCAAGGATTTCCTTTGCCCGCAGATCCAGCACCGAAAAGGTTTTCAGTTTTTCGGCAAGCTCGTCCTTTTCGGCGGCGATCTGGTCCGGCCCGGGCTGAGCATCGATCGGATCGATCAACCACATGCTGGTTCCGTTGAACCGCTCCTGAATCGTGCCGTAACCCTTTGTTTCCATTTTGATGATCCGGTGCGCGTCTTTTCGATGATTGAGCCAAACGCTCCAGGCATAGGTGGCAAACCGGAAACCGAGTTCGGGCTTAAAATTTGCCGCCGAGCGGGTCAGACAAAAGAGCGCTTCGGATTCGTTCTCGTCCCGATCGAGGCCCGGAATCGGCCTTTTTTTGCAATAGTGATATGCCAGGGGCAAATTATCGGTCACCAATTTCTGCTGTTCCTCGCTGAGCTTGTTCGCCGTCGCCCAAAGCTCGCCCTTATGGTGCATACATAATTTCACAGTTTTGCGATCTCTTCCAGCTGGATAAGTAATGAGGCGGGAATCTCAGGGAAAAAAGCCACATTTCCCTCGCCATCGTCGCTGATGGTCGAGGCCCGGATCTGCCTTGCCAGCTCGCCGAAAATACCCTTGTAACGCAAAACCGACGCCAGCAAGCGCTTTTGATCTTCCCAGGAATTTGCCAAAAATGTCGCGTTTTGGGCGACCGAATCAAACACATAGCAAATCGGCTGGTCAAGGTTGGCGGCGGGAAACACAAACAGGCCATCCGCCTTCTTGCTTTTCCCAATCACCCAGGGCCCGCTGGAGGCGACCAGATGCCGCTGGAGGATCGGCCCGGTTTCCCCGGGGCCAAGCGCCGGAACAAATTCCACATCAGCCATCCGATGTTTCCTCAAACAGCCAAAAACAGGCCCAACAGGCAAAGACAATCAAGAGCAGTTCCATCACAACATCGGCATCAGCAGGCCCTGGAATCCCTCACTCTGAAGGACGATCGGTTTGCCGGGGCTGTTGATGCCCAGCGTAAACGCCTCGCCCTTGATCCCTTTTAAAAGCGGCAACAGATACGCCGCATTGAGGGAGATCTCCATCGGCTCGCCATCCCAGGGGAAATCCATCGAGGCAAAGGCTTCGCCATCGATCGGGGTCTTTGCAGTCAATGTGAGCTGTCCTTGGCCCAGCGTAAAATTGACCCGCTTTTCCTCACGGTCCGCCATGAAGCCGACCCGCTGGATCGCCTCGATCAGATCCGCCGTATTCGTCGTGACCTTGTGCGCGATGATCCTTGGCATGATCGCCGACCAATCCGGATATTTTCCCTCGATTTGTCTGGTGGACAAAATCGCCTCACTCCCAAAGAAGTGGACCATATTTGTCCCAATCGAGAGGGGCATCAACTCCTCCTCGTCGCCAAAGATTCCCCGAAGAATCGGGCCCAGCTTGGCCGGAATCACCGCCGAAAATGCCTGCACGCCTTCGACCGGATATTTGCAAACGGCCAGCCTTCGCCCATCGGTTGCGACCACCTGGCCGAGTTCCAGACAAACGCCCATCATCGTATATCTGGCGCTTTGCGTGGCCACGCACGGTGCGACCGTTTCGATCGCCTCAATCAGCGGCGCGGCCTGCACCCCATAGCGCTTGCGACTTTCGGGATCCTTGGATCTAATCGCATCCAGCGACGGAAAATCCCCCTTCGGCATAATCGGCAGGCTATACCGGACGCCCTTCGCCGTGATGGTAACCGACTCAGGCAACAATTCCCAATCTGCCTCGGCGCTGCCAATCGATTTGAGGGCGCTCAAAAGCTTGCTGGCAGGGACCAGCACCCAATCCTCAGCACTATCAAAGCGGGCGCTGACTAGCGTCGTCTCTTGGTCGGTTGCGCCAAAAAGCTCGGCATTGCCCTGCACGGCAATAGCTTTGGCTTTCATCGATCTTTCGGCAATCGCTGCACAGGCTGCCACCATCGGCAAAATCTTCGCTGGTTCAAATCTCATTGGTTTGGCTCCTCCCATTTGTTCAATATCTGCTCCGCCTCGCACAGCGTTTCCAGATCATTAAGCCACCGAATCGCCAGAATGATCCAGGTCTTTTTGATGCTTGGCTGTGTGTCTATCCACGAGCGCAAATTTTGCACGCTATTGACAATCGCCGTGATATGCTGGTCGATGGTTTGAGTTTCTTTTTTTATTTCCATGCCTTATAAATCCCCTTTAACTGCCTCAAATGTTCGAGCAAATTTGCAAGCTGAATTTTCCGCAAATGCCTCGGTAGCGTTTCATCCTCGATCGTGTCATAAAGCGCCGTCGTAATGGCCACCATACTTCCGAGGATCGTTTGCACGGGGCTGATTTCCAAGCCGTCGTTCTCTTTCATTTGCTATCTTCTTTGTTAATTGTCGGCTCGATCGGCAACATTTCCAGAATCACGCACGGCTTCCGCCAAACCATCAATTGCTTTGGCAATTTGGAACAATGCCTTGGCGACGTCATCAACGACATCCACCAGATTTGCTGCCTCAAAATTTGCGTCACTTACATTTGGCGAAATGAAGCAATTGTACATTTGATTCACAATCTTTTGAACATCTTCCGTTTTCATCGTTATTGACCCTTTCTAAATCGTTCCTAAAAAACCCTGCCCGCCTGGCCGTTCACCTTGTTGGTCCCCATTGAACACTCAATGAAAAAAAACCTCCAATCCAGGCGGGCAGGTTGTTTGATCTCATCACGGTTGCCGGGGCTCGGAATCCGCCCGATTCCGATCTGGTGGATCGTGTGGCGTGCAGAGTCGTTTTGCGCCCCGACCCCGGCGGCGCTGGATGTTTCGAGCAGCGCCCCGTGATGATCCTGGCCCTTTTACGGGCAATTGGTCCCTACTGTATTCTTCCCCCAACCGATGACAGAATTTCATGGACTTTCGCCATTGTTTGAGCATTAGTATCCGCCTTACACCCAATGGCAACGGGTCCGGATAAAATTTTGATTTTTTCCAAAACCGCCTTGGCCTGATGGTATTTTTTCGCCTCGGGCAAACCCTTTTCCCGGTCCCATTCGGCAAAGCCGACGCACTTCTTTTTTGCCTCGGCCTGAGCCGACCGGACATTTTCATCAGCGACTACACCCGCCAGCATCAATTCCTTGGCCCCCAAACGCCCCGCCAAAGCGAGATCCAGCAAAATTTGACCCGAGAGCCGTTCGACGGCTTCGATGTGGTCTGTGGGCCATTGTGGGCGTTTTTCGATCGGAAGCTGGGCAATCCGCAAAACCGCCTGGGAGAGAATCGCATCCGTATACCCCTTGGCCGCCCAGACCGCCGTCCAGGCTTCGGCCATGTCCGAGGAGATTTTCGCCCCAAAAAGGGCTGTGTGCCGTTCGTGCCAGGTTTTCATTGGCCGATCTCCATCGCTTGCAGTTCGGCAAAAATCTGATTGGCGATCGCGGATTTGCCGCTGATCAGGCGCTCGGCGGTCTGGGCGGCCCGTTCGGTGGCGCTTGGCCGTACACCATAGCCCGCCCCGAACCCTTCCGGTTTCTCCGCCTTGGGCTCAAAGATCCCCTGCCACCCTCCGCGCAGGCTGTGATGGATTGCGGCAACGGCGCGCTCCTCGCCCATCCGGGCCAACTCGGCAAGCTGCGATTCGGTCGCCTGCCGGGTCAGGGGCTTCCTGAGCTCGCTGCGATGCGCACACCACTTGGCCCACGCCTCCGCCCACTCCTTCGATGCAAACGGTGCCTCGATGTCGGCAACAGGATCAAACTTCGCCGACTTCTTCGTGGGGGTTAGGGGGAGTAATCCGTTAGGATTACTATTCTTATTCTTACTCTCTCTCTTGGTCCGCAAAACATCCGCATCGGTGCGGACACTTTGCGGACAGGATGCGGACAACTTGCGGACAGAATTTTTGCGAGTCTGATCCAGGGCCCGGCGCTTGGCCGTTGGGCCGTTATGTTCTTGGTAATTCGGGAGATAGAGCGATCCGTCCCGCTCCTCCAACCACCCCACATCGACCATCGCTTTGGCGAATCCGGGCACCCCAAGAAGCAAATCGAGAGCTTCTATGGACATGTTTGGTAGGCATTCACCGTCCGCATGGGTGTCCGCCATGGCCCATATGTGCAAAATTGCTCCAATGGTCACGGACATCCTGCGGACATCATGCGGACAGATTGCGGACGCAATGCGGACAACTTTTGGATGGTTCAAAAGGCTGGTCCGAAACTTGATCCAACTGCTCACTTTTCTCCCCCTCGCTTGTCTTTTGGTCCCCTCATTCCGACCAATGCCCGACCACCGGATCGGGCCCCGTTTTGACTCTTGGCGGAATCGGGCATACCAGGGATCCGGACACCCGCTTTGCCTCATCCGTTCCATCCACCGGGAAAAACCGGAGATGCAGTTTCCCTTTTTTCATGCCGAGGAATCGGGCCGCGCCCTTGGGCAAATGGACCAGATCCCCCACCCGAACAAACAGTTCCTGGGTCATGGGTTGTCCTCCTCGAAAACACTCCGGGCTTCGGGTTCCCCGGGGCTGCGAAGGATCTGGTCACCTCGCACATCGAATCCCGTTTTCCCATCGGACATCGGCTTGCCACCGATAAAGCCCAGGGTGGCAAAGCTAACCTGCTCACCCTGGTAAACCACCTGGCGCTCACTTAGTAACAAATACTTGCCCAGTCTCCCCGCCCGGCTCCTGTAGCCAACGACCAGCTTTCCCGATTCGGGATCGATCTCGCCAATAGGTGGCAGGGCGGCATCCCGTTTGTCGAGGCGTTCATGAGTCTGCCGCTCCTTAAAGTAATAATTCCGTGCGCCCCGGTCCTGATCACGCCAACTCCCCATATGTCGCTCCTTTGGTGTCGCTCTTTTGATGTCCTTTTTTTGTTAAAATGGCAAGCCATCATCCTGGCCGATTGCGGCGTCTGGCTCGGGATCCTGAATCGCCCTGGGCCAATAGTCTGCCTTGGGTGCGGGTGCGGTTTCTTCCTGTTCCTTGCCAAAGTTCACGACGGACCGGTCCACCCAAAAACCGTCTTTTCCATCGGGAAGCTTCCTGCCATCGACAAACCCCAAAAGACACCTTTTGCGGATTTCCCCGGATTCCCGATCGACAAACTCGGAATCCCGCAGCAACAGATAAACACCCAGTTTCCCGGCTTTGCTGCGATATTCCACATGCAGCTTCCCATCCTTGTTGGTTGTTCCTAAAAGGATCTTTGGCGGATCCACCTTTTGCCAATTGCCACTCATCGTGCGAGCTCCTTTTCCTTGTCTATTGCTTGCAACCACATAATCACCTCGCGGGCCTTCGCGGCGCTAAGCTGCCTTGATGGCCCAAACTTCCTCTCAAGATCTTCCCCGGTCGTGCCGGTCGTCTCCATCAGCCCGGCGATTTTCTCCCAGTCCTCCTTGCTGGGCCCCGCCTGGATACTTCGCACGGGCGGCGGCGGTGGCTGGTCGTGCGGTTCGGCGTCCATTTCCTCCACCGGAGTCGTGCTAAGGTTTGGATCCTTGAGCAAAACGACCAGATGCGAAAACGCCACCCGACAGGCCCGACTGGTCGCCCTGGTCTGGGCCATCGCCCGACGCGCAAACAAAGGCCGCTTGCGCCACATCACTTCGTCCTCGCCAACAAATCCCTCCGCCGAGGACAGCACCGTTCCGTCCGTTTGACGCTTGACCTCGGCAATTGCGCGCACGCCCCCCTCAACCGATTCGACCGATGAGATGGAGACGGTGCACCCCGAAACCGCGGCCAATGCTTGCCACCCCTCGACCCGGATGTGATCCCGGCCCCCGATGTTCTGGGCGGTTTGCCGAATGATCTCCCGGCACGATTCCGCCCTCGACTCATACAGGCGCATCAGTTCCCTGGGCGACTGCCCCGCCTGCCCAACTTCCATAATCTCCGTACTCATATGCCAAAACTCCTGTTTAGAAACAAAAAAAACACCCAGCCTGCCCTGCCACGCCCTGCCTCGCCACGCCTGGCCCCGCCGCACCGAGCCGAGCCATGCCTGCCAAACCTTGCCTGGCCATGCAAAACCCCGTCCTTCCTCGCCACGCCCTGCACCGCCTGCCAAGTAAAGCCCTGCCGAACCACGCCCAGCCGAGCCATGCCAAGTTCTGCCTGGCCTTGCCCCGCCTGCCAAACCCTGCCCAGCCACGCCTGGCCCCGCCCGGCCTGGCCATGCCTTGCTATGCCTGCCTATTCAGCAGGTCGAAGACCTTTTTTAATTGCGTCTTCCACCCGGGACATACGACGCTCAAAACTTTTTTGCTGGGAGACAATGGCGCTCATCACCATGAGTTGACCTTGGTGGGCGTTGCGCTGGTTTTCGTCCATCTCCTCCCACCTGACATTTTGCAGGACGGCCAACCCTTTGGAGAGTTGCCGATCCGCTTTGCGCTTGCGGTCGTTGGCGACCATCGTATGCTCGCTGGCCTGAGCCACCTTGTAGCCGACTCCACGCACGCTAACCAGGGCTCGCTGCGTCTCCCTGGAAAGCCGAAAGGTTGCCCGGGAGGTGGCTGCGCGAATGCCATCAAGATCCCAAGGCCGTTCGGACCCTTCGGCCAAAACGGTTGTCAGTTCGTCAAAGGTAAAAATCTTTCCTGGGTCGGCGTTGCGCACCAGATCAATAATCACCTGAGAGTCGGACCTGCCACAGGCTCTTGTGTTGCGAAAGCGATTTTGGCGTATCAAAGTTGCACTACCTTTCCTGTAAAGCGGCCATAGCCGTTGATTCGATTATCCCCAATCCCTTCGACCTGACCGGCGAGTTCCACGACTCGCACCAGTTCGTCAAAGTTCAAACCCGCATCCTCAACAAACAAGCCATCGATTTGCATGGCCCATGGGGAAAACGAAGGGCGGACCCGCATGACCCGTTTTCCATTGACTCCGACCGAGAGCCGGGAGACAAAGTTGCCAGACTTCCAAATTTCGTCAATGTTTTTTGGCCCCTGGTAAACCAGCGGAACATAGACATCGGAAAAACTGATGGCCCGCTCGACGGCCTTGCCGAGCTTGCTGATTCGGGCCGTGTTGACAATACATTTTCTTGCTTTGGCGGTCGGTTGAACGATCACGCCATCGCTTTGATACAGCCCGCCATACCATTCCAGTCGGGCAATATTTTTCAGATCCTCATCGGTCTTTTTCCGTTTCGAAGTCAGGGCTTTGATCTCCCTATTGATTTCGAATTCCGGATCCACCATTTGTGGATTGTGCATAAGAAGTGGACTTGAGCCTTGCAATGTAATCCTGATATTCATGGTTTCCCCTGTTCTGCTTGAAAAACTCCCCAAATTGGGGATCTGATAAGCCGGGATTCGAACCCGGTACGCCCCATCTGGCCTTATCACCCTGCCTTGCCGTGCCGCGCCCGGCCTTGCCACGCCTCGCCTGCCGTGCCATGCCGAGCCACGCCTTGCCAGGCTAAACCGAGCCGCACCTGCCAAACCCCGCCTTGCCCGACCACGCCGCGCCTGGCCAGGCCCGACCACGCCCGGCCTCGCCCAGCCGTGCCTGCCAAACCACATCACCCGATCTCGACCCGGCCCCAAACCGTTTCGACGGGCCCCTCGTCCAATGCCGAGGCGCTCAATTCCTCCCGCAAAATCGGGACATCCTTGGGCGCTTGGATTCCGACCCGGACTTTCCCGTTAAGGACTTCCTCGATGCTGATCCAGATATTTTCGCCAATTTGGATCCGCTGTCCTACCTTCCTTGATAACACAAGCATCTTAATTCCTCGTAAGTGACATTTTGTCCAAACCCAAAGCCCGCATCCTCTCCTGGTGCGCGAG